GCTTGGCAGGCGGTTTGGTTTCCGCTTTCGCGGTCTCTGTTTTCGTCGCCAATCGAGGGACAGCGGCTCGCAACCGCCGATCCAGTTCCGCATACATCGTAGGATCGTCCGGGCTATAACCTTCCTCTTGTAAATCAATATCCAACTGCCGTGCATAGGCCGACGCTTTCGGGTCAGACCCATTCACATACCACTGATTTTTTTTCAACCAGGCACGAGTGCCGTCCGGTAGGTTCTCAGGAACCTCGACAGCCTCTTTGGCGGGTTGGGTTTCAGGTCGGGTATCTGGAGTGGCAACCTGTCTTTGCGCCTGCTCCTTGGCGAGTTCAGAAAGTCGGCGTTTCTCTGCCATCTGGTCGCGCATTTCCAACATCCTGTCTTGCGCCACCAGTTGAGCGTCAATATCGCCTTCTTCAACGGCGCGGCGATACTCCTTGCGCGCCTCTTCGTACTGATGCTTGGCTTGCTGCTCGGAATAAGCGATTTGTTGCTGGAACTCGGAAAATTCACGGGCCGTGCTTTTCGCCTCAATGGCGTTCACTTTGCCCTGCATTTCCCGCATCGCATTTTCCAATTCCCGCTTTTCACGGGTCAACTGATCAATGCGCTTTTGTACCCGCTTCCCGTAAGATTCCTTGTCCTCACTGCTGGCCTTTTCAGTGTCGGCATCTGGGTCTTTTTTGGGTTTTTGTGCAGGTTCCGAGGGTTCGGTTTCTTCCTCTGTTTCGGCAGACGGTTCCTCTGTTTCTACCTCAACATCATCCTCAGAAAAATCCTCATCCTCATACAGCGCACTCTCATCGGTATCATCAATTACAGCCATCATTACTCCGTTCGTCTCACGACGATCCACGCGGGGGCGAAAACCGCGAATTTAACGCCTAAAACCTTTTGCTAATTCTTTTTTACTGCTTCCGGGATAACCGTAAACAGTGTTTGCGTTGCTGTAGAGTTCGGGTTGGGTACTCGACTCATGATCTCCGCAATCATCTTCTTGACCGGCTCCTGGTCAACATCGGACGCCCATACATGCCGCTGATGAATTTGCAGCGCATCGTTTTCAGTGAGGGCAACCGTAATGACAAACAGAAGTTCGTCGTTCATTAGATATAAATCTTAATGGATTCCGGGTCATCAACCCGCGCCAGAATCTCATCATCATTCAGCAGTAAGTAGGTCACGTACTCACCGGGCTTGTCTTTCTTTTTGACTTCCATCTTCTGACCGGAATAGCGACCGTGGGCCACATAATCCCCGACCTGACACCATGTCCGTTCGTTAAACTTGCTATGCTGATAACAATCTTCTCCCATCGCCAGTACGCGCCCGACATACGTTAAATGGCCTTGGGCTTCCTGGGTTTCACTGGGGAGAAGAATTCCACCTACAGATTTCTCTTGTGGCCGTAAAGGCTCAATCAATAAACGATAGCCAACAGGCTCAATAGGCAGGTTGTTTTCTGAGTTCATAATCTCTTTGTCGTCTCGACAATGAATTTAAGGCATAAAAAAACCCGCGCTTGGCGGGTTCTTTCGGTTGTGAGTAACTTATTGCAAGATCGTCTTATTTTGTCAATACCTTAATCACGATCTTCGGTTTCGAGAACATACTTTTTCACAATATCCTCAAAGCGATCTAATGATCGCTGCATCCCAAGAATAATACCGATTTGATACCGGTAACTTTCATAGGACTCGCAGCGTCCATTCACAATTCCTTCGCCCTGCGCCTGCATATCCAACTTCATCGCCTTGCGATACGCTTCAATAAAATCCATTATCGCTTCCTCTTTGGCGTTAAAACATCCTTGGGTTTCGCAGGACTTGGCATCGCCGTTCCCACTTGTGCACCTTCCACCATATCGGAAGCACCGGCCTTACGGGATCGGGACTTCATCGCCTTCTCGGTACGCTTGGGCGGGGACGGGGACTTAATAAAGTTCGGCATTGAATTGCGTGTCAACATGACTTTCTCCTAAATCCCGCAAACACCGTCTTTACAGGAACTATTCTCTTCAAAGATCACTCCGGCGTTTTTCGTGGCTTCCGCATACGGGACGGTGGTGATCGGCTGACCGCCTCGTGATCCATCCGGGTAACAGGTAAACCCGCGCAACCCGTGAGCATACTTCGCCAAGAGGTTGGCAAACTCTATCACCTTGTCCTCGTTGTTCTTCTCGCTGCCCCAGGAAGGCAGGTTGATCGTCGACGCAATCGCGTGATCGACGTATGACTGGGCGGTGTACTGGAATTGAATCCGGCGCTCCGGGTCTGCTGCTAAATCCGCCGAGGTCTCAATCTCATCCGGGTTAATCCCTTCCTTCACCAGTACCTCGGCCACAGAATCCACTACGTATTCGTGTCGCCACTGAGTTGAGTTCACTAGATAGCGGCGCTTATAGGCGACCGCAAACAGGGGTTCGATCCCCGAGGTGGTGCTGGCGAGGATTGCAATCGTGCCGGTTGGGGCAATGGCGCGATAGCCTTTCGGATGATTCAGGTACAAGCGATTACAATGCTCGTTTGCGCCGGATTCCGAATAGTCTCGATAGGCGGCAAACCACTCATGCAGTTCCGGGTTAAACTCGTAGCGATAGTTGCGCTTCAACAACCACTCATGAATCCCCATCAGACCCAGGCCAATCCGGCGATTCTTGGCGCGCACGTCATACACCTTCTCATAGGGAAGTTGGCCGCGCACCGTACCGCAAATCAGGAACTTCGCAGCCACCGCCACAATCGCCTTGAACTCCTCCAGACTTTCGATCGCGCCCATATTGATCGAACCGATGTTGCACACATCCGAATCGTCTTCCGAGGTCAGTTCGCAGCAGTTCGAGATGATCACGTCCTCGGCCATGAAGGTGTGTTCTTCGACCCCGACATCCGCACAGAACACGTCCTCAACCCCGTCGGGGTACACGCCAATCACTTCGATGACAGGGTTCTTGGTACGCTTGCCAGGAACAGGCGGGAGCGAGGTATGCAGGCGATGCCCAGAGGCCAGCAACCCGGCAGGAATGCGGTAGATGTCGCCGCCCAATTCAACCAGGAACGGATGCGTCGGGTCGCAGCGAATCGAACGATCGCCAGTCATCTTGACCTTCACCACCGGAACCTTGCTGGCCGTGCGTTGAAACACCACGTTCCTGGCCCATTGCTTCCCTGTCCAGACGGTCGTCGGGGTCTCCAGGATGTCCTTTACGGGGCGATACCCGTCCAGCGTCCCCACCAAGGTGTCGGCGCATACCGGCGCGTTCCGCAGGGTCTCGTTGCTCTTCTCGCCGAAGTTGAAGGACAATCCCGGTTCGCCGGTCATCAGGGCTTGGCGAACATTCTTGACGTAGGTTTCCGGTAACTCACCCCGATTGATTTGCTCCAACCACGCATCGTCGTAATTCAGGGAGATGTTGGTCATATCCAGGGGCGCGTTGAAATTGAAGTCGTCCCGCTTGGCATCCCAAACTGTGTAACCCTCTTTCCCAATCGGCATCTCATGCCAGTTCTTCGAGACCAGGAAATCCTGGGCATCGCCATGTTGCCAATTCAGCGACCCGTAGATGGCGCTGCGCCGGGAACCGCCCTGACAGACATTGCGCCCGATCTCGTTAATGCTGCGCATCAAGCTCAAGGGGCCACTGGCAATGCCTCCGGTTTTTGAAAGCAACTGCCCACCAGGGCGAAAAATACTGTAGTCAATTCCAATCCCACCGCCCGACATTAAACAAGAGAAGGAACGATTCGCTAATGCACCCCATTCTTCACGCGAGTCGTCCTCTCCGCGTAATAAGAAACAGTTATTTATGAAGCGCGCTTGCCGTCCCGCGTAATAAATATAGCGCCCACCCGGAACAAACTTTAAATCGGTAATGATTTTTATGAGATAGTCACGTTCTTCTTTAGAAAGAATCGGCGTTTGTTTCCCGTTCGTCCCAACGCCACACACCCCATCCACAATCGACTTGGCTTTATCCTTCCAGGTCTGCGCTTGCGTCAACGCATACTTGTGTTTGAAGATATTTTCGGCAAAGGTGGACTTGAATTCGCTCTTCATAAAGGTTCCGTGGTTACTATTTGGAATGGTTGTCAGAGATGGCGGAAGACCGTGGAATCGAACCACAAGCGGGTCAACGCTCGATCTGCTTTCAAAACAGTCTCGGCCCCAGGCCGAGTGATCTTCCTTACTGGGTGTTAAAACCACTTATTCGTTTATCGACTCGATCTTTTTATCCAACGCATCGCGCCATGTCCCCATAATTCCTGCGGCACCATCTAATTCATCCGCATGTTCTGTGATTTCGGGGAGCAAATGCGCCGCATCACGCATGGACGTTGCAGCATTGTTCGTCTCCATCTGCAACGTGAAGAGTTGATTGTTGAGCTTGTTGAGTCGGTTTAAGTCGCTGCTCATTTGAGTGATTTCCTTAGTTTGGTGGAGCGAGAGGGAATCGAACCCTCACCCAACTTGAGTTTCAAGCCGCTGTTAGCCCATCGCACAGTGTCGCCCCATTAAAGCCCCCGCACGGATTTGAACCGCGATCGGTCGGATACAAGCCGACTGCTCTACCGTTGAGCTACAGGGGCGGATTCTTACAGTATTGACGCGACTTTTTTGGCGGCATCAAGGCAGGCATTCGCGCAAGGTTCGTTACCACGTAAATCATTCAACTTGATTTGCTTACGGGCCTTGACTTGCGCAAGGCTAATCGCAGCAATCTCTTCCTCATCCAGCGCGTCACGCAAACTGCCGTTTTTTGGGACGCTGCGTAGCGCCTTGATCTGTTTTGAAGTTCCCTTGAGAATCGGGACGTTCAGGGCATCTGCGCACTTGGAATACCCGATCCCTTCAACCTCATGCTCTTTCAGGGTGTTCGTGAAACCGTGCCAGTTACCGATCTGCTTGCAGCGGGCCTCGATCCATTCCTCCGACTTTCCCTGACGACGCCAAGAGGTGGCTGCGCGCTGACGAGTCCGTTCGATACCGAGTTCTGGATTCGCTTCCTCTTGAACTCTTTCCTGGAACACATCGAGGATGGCGTGTTCGATTGATGTATCGAGGTAAGCAGCGTACTTCGTGGCGATCTTCCAATGCGCCCAGGTGCCGCCGCCATGCCGTCCGCGCTTGGTTTTTAAAATATCGCTCTGGACGACATTTAAAAAAACACAAGCATTTTCAATAAATTGCTTTGCTACTTCCGTTTCCATCCATCGTCTCGGATCACGATTCAGCGGACTACCTGCCGCTGCATAAATCGCATTCAGCGACATCATCTTGCCTTCGGCAACATCCAGCAAAAAGGTTGACCCGTTGAAGGGAACGGATATTTGAGTTAAACTGCGCTTAGTCATGACTACCTCAGTTCGGTTGAAGGTACAGTGATTAGGCCCCTCCCGTCCTGCAACGGGAGCAAGGCCGATCAATACTACCATCTTATATGGTAGAAGTAAACGCTACACAGTCGGAATTTCCTCGGGCGCATCCGGTTGCGCCTTCACATTTGTGTCATCGCTTCCAAGTAGTTTTCGTCGTTCAGAACTAAACAGTCGGTTTCCAGTACACCAGGGGCAACCGCTCTGAGAAATCTATGATTATCTCTTCTTGCTTCAACGAGGCTGCCCAAGGGAACGGCTTGGTTTTCGCCAGTAAAACTCCCCATGAGTGGGAGTCTTACGCGGTTCGATCCGCAGCCGGCAACTCCCCCAGGTCTCACATCCTCTCCACAAGCGTCACTTCCGGCAGAGCTTGCCGTAGTGAACCGATTGTACTCAGTCGATGCGCGGCGAGCAACGGCTGGCAGAAAAGAACGGATAGAAGCAGGAAACAACAGATCTCAGCGAGCAGTTACCTACCCTGATGATTTCCACAACCGGAATGATTTCGTTGTGGAACCCCGTCACGACCTTTATCTTTTTTTCCCTTTACCAGAAAGTGATTTTCCTTCAACCACTGCCGATTCGACTGATCCCTATAGTGCCATAACAGAAATCGTGGTCGAATACGGCGAATGGTACGTGACATGATTAAGCCATTGGTTTCTCTTGTGGAATATCCGGTTGCGCGGCCATCGTCGCCTTCGCATTTTCCGACAGGAACCGCTGCAACAGATCAGCTTCCTGTGCTGTATTTTTCCTGTTCAACTCCGCCGACAGCGCCGCGTTCTTCCGTTCCAGGTCAGACGCCGCAATCGCATCCTTCCGCCGAATATCCGCACGGGCGCGCTCATCATCCATCTCCGCTCGCTTGCGCTGCAACTCATCCTGCATCGCCATCTGCGCGGCCTGTCCTTCGTTCGGGTCAGGCGGTTCCGGTTTCGGCATCAACTGCGCGGCCTGCGCGGCCATCATCGCAATCTGGTTTTCGATCTCGGGCGACATCTCTTCACCGGGCGGAATCTGCTGCCCCATCGCCTGCTGATACATCAACATCGTTTGCATCGCCACATGCTCGGCGATGTGACTCATAATCACCGTCTGAATCTCGGAACGCTTCTTACTGCCCGCCGCACCCACAAACTCCGGGACTCGCTCCAACAGGTCTTGATGCACAATGATGTGCGCCGTATGGTCTTGATCTTCATAGGCTTTTACCGGCCCTCCCGTCAACATCGCCGTACCCTCGGTGACCGGATCGGCGCGGGGTGGGGGTTGCTCGGGCGGCATAATCTCATCCGGGTTCTGAACGCGCATGGCGATCAGCATGTTGTGGTTCACCTTGCGAATGTCGTACAGGTCGGGGTTCCCGTTCGCCAAATCCATCACCGCCTGCGCCAGGGCAATGCGATGGGTGGCAGACACTACGTTCGGGTCGCTGACCGGGATCACATCGACCCGCTCATCAAAGTCCTGCGCCATAATCGTGCGATCCTGGCCGGGAACTTCATACGGGTAGCCGTCCTCGGGAAGCGTCTCGTAGCACAGTTCCGCAAAGCGATGCAGTTCATGCTGCTGACTGCGATGCAAGCGCATGTGAATCCCGGACATCACCTTCAAGCCCTGCTCAATCAACGCCAGGGTCGTCCCTACTGGCCCATTGGTGTTGGCATCCCCCACCAAC